TATTTCTAATCTTTTAGCTTCTGAAATAATTTTGTAGTATTCTCTTGCTCCATTCATAATTTTAATACTTCCTTTCTAATTTAGCTTCAAATGTTCTTTTGGTTGGATTTCTAATCCATCTCTCCACCACAACGGATGCATAAGTCATTAATTCCTGCACATTTATCGCATACTCTATTTGTATCCGAGCTACCATTAAGAATTGGCTCTTTACAAATCCCACAATATGAAAGTGTCATAGCAGAAAATCCACACATATTTCTTAAATAATAACAATGTTTGCATTCAATGGTTTTACTCCTATTTTCTTTATCAGTATCTAATTCATAAGCTTTAATTTTATCCTTTGTGCGTTGATATACTGATTTATTCATTTCAGTTCTATATTCAATGTCTTTTTGAGTCCACTCAATAAATCTTTCTTCCATTTATTTAACTCCCATCCAATTATAAAACTCTTCTTCAGACATGTTCTTAACTTTTTTAATGAATTCTCGATATCTTTGATGTGTTTTTTCTTCTTTAATAAATTCTTTAATCTCTTCTTCGGTGTAATGTTCAATTGTTTCTTTTTGGTTCTTCCGTTTAGCACACCAATTAGGAGATATATATGATTCAAATCTTCCAGTACCCCTACCAAATTCTCTTGCCCATTCATTAAAATTTGGATTATCAGAATCCATACAAAATCCACTAACACTTTGAAATTTTTCAAGCAAAGTAAATCCTTCTAAATCTTTAGGTTGATAATGTTCACATTTTCTACAACTTGTCATTTTATTTATTCTCCTTTATTATTTTTATTTAATAGCATCAATCCATAATTTCGAAGTATTCTATTCTAGTATTTCTATGCGTATTCTTTTTCCTTCAAAAATACTAAATAGCATATCAATTCTTTTATTATCTATTAACCAATATCTATTTGAATAATAATCATCATCTGATTCTTCTCTAATAGTACCTTCAAAAACTTTTTGTGTGGGAATAATGAATTCTCTTTCAAAATCCAATACCATTTCATCTAATGTGTTTATATTCCAATCCCATCTACCATCTCCTACTTCATCACTGGTTCTGTAATATTCCTTTTGAATATTATCCAAAGCAAATTCAAACCCTACGTGTCTCCAATGAACCATTCTATCATCTATATAATTTTGTTTTTTATCATAGATATCTAGTAATTCTTTAACTACAACAATATTATATTTATTTTCAATAACACTAATGAATAAATTAACTAAATTTGTAAATTGTTTTGTTTCTTCTCCGTTTACATATTCACTTTCTTCACAATTTAATCTATTAGTAAATATCTTGCCTGTATATTTACATTTATATAACGTTTCCATATTATAATTCTCCTCTTCTTTATTTTGTTTCCGATAAATGTTAAATTTGCTCGGAATTATTTTCTTCATACAAATACTGATTAAATAATTTTTGTGCTTGTTCTTTACCATGTTCAATTGCAAGATTTTTAACTTCATCTTTAAAATAATCAAATAATGTCTCTCTATAAATCTTTTTTAATGATTGTATATTTTGTTTGTTTAAAGAAGATAAAACTTCTTCTGGTGTCACTTGCTTAATAATTTCTTGAACGATTTCTCTACCAATTTCTTTAATATGTGGACTATTTTGAACCATATTGACGATAGTTCCATAATTATTTAGTTCCCATGTGCCTCTACTCCAACTGTCTCTTTTTAAACCAAGTTCTTTAAAAACAATATCTTTCCCTGAATTTTCTAATTGATTTTGAATTGTTTTTCTTAAATTTTCTTCTGAAAAATTACCCTGTATATATTTTTGCAATTCCTCTTTTGCGATCTGCTTTACTTGTGCAATCGAAATTTCTTGCTTACTCATTATTCATTCTCCTTTTTATTTTAATTTAGGTATAAGCTAATCCTTTTAACCCATAATCATTTCCAGTTTATCTTTTTTCTCTTTGAGTTTGGACTCTATTAAAGCAATTTGTTTTGATAATGTTTTTATTTTTGTCTCCTTAGTAAGACTTAGGTGATTTAAATATACTCTACATTCCTTCCCATCAATTTCTACGACTGTCCCAAAGTAATCATTTTTAACAAGTTTGCAAATCCTATTTGATATATTGTCAGAAACATTTCCAAACCTATTTGGAGTTTTCAATGTATCTCCTATCTCAAGAAATATCTCATCTTTATTATGAATAAAATAATCTCTAACTAATTCCAATTCAATTTTATTACTCATATTTATTCTTCCTTTCATCAAATAAAATAGTTCTTTTAAATGCTCTTGTGCCATTCACTTAAAGCAAGTGTAAATTCCTGTTCTTTATCCGTTAAATATGTTTGATCTTGAAGAAGTTTGTTCGTTAATTCTACTTTGAGTTCAAAAGATGCATTTAGAAATCTTTCAAATAATTTTTGTTTATCCTGTAACGCTACCCCATCTTCTTCACTGTACGGCTTAAAATCTTCAGTATTAAAGAAGTCTCCATTATCACCATCGTTTATATTTTCATCATCTAATACAAAACAATTTAATTCATCATCCCAATCAATAACATATAAGTATTTCTGATTTTTATTTAATGCGTCTTTCCAAGTATTGGAATTTTCAAGTTGACTGAAAGCAGTTTTCTGAAACGGAACTACTCTCATACCTATTTTAATATCTTCTTTTTTCATCATGGCCTTCCTTTCTATTAACTAATAACTACATGTTCTTTTGCCAAAACAAAGTCTCTATTGCATCCTAAACAATTCATAGTAGCTCCTAGATAAATACTTTCAGTTGATTCTCATAACCCACAATTAGGACAAAAGATATGATATCTAGGTAAATTTTCGCAATATTCATATCTAGGTAATTCTCTTATGGTAAAACATTTCATAATTTATTTACTCCTTATACTTTGAAATTGGTAACTTATGGGATTAACTTTTACCTGCAAACTCACCATAATACTCTTGCCTATATTTTTCAGCATCTCTACCTGCCTCATGAACATCTGTATATAATTTTCCAACTCTAAATCTTTTATTATTTATGCATAATGTGATTATATATTTACCGGTGTCTTTAATTTGTATTACGTTTCTATATCCTGATTTATTGTTAGAGTTTTTACTTTTTCTATTCTTCAAGTTATCATTTTGCTCGACCTTTCTTAAATTTATTTTTCTATTGTCTTTACTATCATGATTAATATGATCTATGTATTTTTCTCCCATAATTACTTCGTGAAGTCGTATACTTCTTTGCTTTCTTTTACCTAATTCGTCATAATGATATAGTGTTGAAACCCCATAATAATTATCAATAAATTCATCATATGTAGCATTCCAAGGTTGATTTAACTCTATTAACTTTTGTAATTCATTAGTATCGACAATAAACTCAACCTCTATTCCGTCATTCCTTGTTACAAAAATTTTTGTATCTTCGCCAACTATTTCATAATTATTAAAACCCTTTGCTCTTGGTTTGCTTGTGTTAATATCATTCACTTTCTTGTTTAAGTAATCTTCTTCAATATTAAACATTTCTGCTAAGAATTTTAAATGTCTTTTTGGAACTTTACTTGAATACCAACCTGCAACAGCACCTTGTTTAACACCTATTTTATTCTCTATTTCTTTAGTTTTTAACCCTTGTTCTAACATTAGTTCTTGAAATCCAATCAATTATTTAATCTCTCCTTATTATTTATTACATTATTCTTTAATATCACTCTGCTTAATTAATATCTCAAATAATCTTTTATCTTCTTCACTCATCCTATTAAATTTCTCAATTAATTCAATTAATTTCTCAATCTTATATGTATTAACCTTATCTAAAGTTTCATTAATTGCTTTTATTTTATCTGTAATAGGATTTAACTTTGTTTTAGTTTCCTCAATCTTTAAGTACATTTTGGATTGGATATCTCCACAATTTTCAAATAATTTCTCTAGTTTATCGCTTTGTTCGTCATAGACTTTTTGAAGTTCAGTTTTGTATTTCAGAGAAAATGCTTTGAATACTAATAAATCATCATCTAATGATTCAATTGCATAAGTTATATCTAGTTTTCTGTTCTTTATTAAGTCATCGACAATTTTAAGTTTTTCATGATCTGAATCTAAACTCTCAAAAATAGTTTTTACCTCTTTAGATACCCATATTAATTCTTTTTGTTCAAGCATTTTTATACTTCCTTTCTATTATTAAGTAAGTTGATATTATGAAGGATTTTATTAAATAAGGACTAACGGCTACAAAAGTGAAACAATAAGCAAAAAGCCTTTTGTAATTTTGGTTTGACCGGAACCAGTTAGTCCTTAAACATAGCATTTAGTAAATTGAGCATTACCCAGTTTTATTATTAACACACTGTTTGGGATTCAGTTTTTATTGTGACTGGATCAAGGTTTTTCAACCCCCACGCTCAATTTATTATTATTTATTTCCCCTATCATTTCATTAAATTCATCTTCACTCATAATTTGTACCCCATGCTTAATAGCATCCTGATTCTTTTTAGTACCAGAAGTAGAGTCATTAGTTAAAAGTGCAAATGTTGATTTAGAAACTGATTTAGCACATTTTCCACCTAATGAAGATATTAATTCTTCAAGTTTTGTGCGTGGTTTATAACCAATGAATTCTCCAGTTACAACGAAAGTTTTATTTTCTAAGTTTATCATAATTACTTTCCTCCTCTTAATTAATTCATACTAATTTCTGTCATTTCATGTCTGATTTTTCCCTCCCAAGTTGGAAAACGAAGTCCATAACTACCATTTGAGTTCTTAGAGACTTCAAAATAACCAACTGTCACTATCTTACCAACAATCAATTCTGGTTGCTTGTAGTACGCTTTACGCTCTTCATCTGAGAATCCTGAACCGCAATTACATTCGTATAATTTACCTTCATGTTCAAATTGAATTGTAATTGCTCCAAGCATATTTTCATATTTTCCTGTGCCTTCTAAAACTTCTAAACAACGAACATCAGCATTATTGAAAACTTTAACTTTTAATATTACATCACTTCTTTTACAAACATAAGGCATATCCATATTAACCATTAATCCTTCTAAACCTTGTTCTGTTGCCCAAGACATCCATTTTCCTACTTCATTTAAATCACCTCCAATATATAACGATTTAACCTCTCTGCAATGTGGAAGATCATATGTTTCAAATATATTACTCAATCTTGATTTTCTTGCCACACATTTATTTAAAGATTTACCATTTTGAAATTCTTTAAGGTCTAATACATCAAAAATATGAAATATTAATCCTGTCTTATTACTCCCTTTACTTCTGGCTTTAGAAGTTGTTTTTGCATAAACTTCGATTGTACTGCCTTGGATATCTGCAATTAATTCTCCGTCAAAAACAATATTATCTATTGGCAAATTTAGAATATCAGATTCAATTTCTTCGAGGCCATCATATTTTTTTCCCTGTCTAGTGAATGATTTTACAATGCCACTATCTTTAACAACTACACACCTATTCCCATCCAACTTTTCACTCAATACAAAATCACCTTTAATTTTATGCCGATGCTCTTCAAATTTCTTAGCCAACATTACACTAAATGTTTTAATAAATCCATCACCATAAATTTTATTTAGAGTTCCTTCTGTAAGGCCCAATGTTAAATCCTTGGAAATAATTTTAGTGTATAATTCTCTTAATCCTATTGGTTGAGATTGAATAAAATGTTGTACTAATGTAATATCTTCATCTCTGCCTGAATTATGTACTTTAAGATAATCCATGATCTCAATAATTGATAAAGTAGATGCTTCTTTAGGAAGTTTTAGTTTCTTACTGATTTTCTTTTTGCTTAAACCTGTAAGAACGAAAGGGTCATAAACGAATTTCATTATGTCCTTAAACAATTCATTATTGCTATTATTAGATAAGATGGATTCCTTATCATTCCTACCACTAGCCCCTTGAAGTTGTTCTATTATTGCTAATACTTTTTCCATTAATATATTCCTTCTTTCCTTAAAAATTTGATCTCATTTGCTCCTATACATAATATACCATACAAACAAGGTCGTTGTCAAATAATTTTATTTATTGATTTATGAATTACTAATCCTTAACAATCTTCTTACTCAAACATTTCCTACCATACCGATATCCAATCACAAATCCTAATTTCTTTAATCCATGCTCATATACATCTCTCCTTCTATTATCAGTCCAATACACACTAATAAAATCTCCATCTTTACAATAAACTGATTTCTCAAATTCAATAATCTGTTTCTTACCCCATAGTAAACCTTCCAATCCACATTTTCCAGTTTCATGATCGGTTAATATATCTTTCTCGCCTAATATTAATTGCCTGAGATGTTTCTTCTTATTAGCAATTGCTAATAGTATTACATAATCATTAGATTTACTGAATTCATTTTTCCAAAAATATATTCCTATGGTTTGATTATTTTTAAGTTTGTGAGTTTTGTAAAGACCATAAAAATGTTTGTCTCCATCGAATTTTATTCTTTCAAAGTCATCCATATAATCTCCTTTCTTATAGTAATTCTAATTCTACTAAATACCCATCACTATTTTTATACTTATTGTACACTAATTGCAGATCATCGTTGGCGTTCACAATATTATACAATTTCCAACTATCTAATTCTACTTCTAAGTTTTCATATTTGACAGTTACATAATAATGGGTGGATTTAGTTCCTGCATTCCATCTACTATCTTTATTTATCACTTGAGTCATTACCATCTTTTGCTCGATTGCATCACCTTTATAAGATCCGCATCCCGTCAGTAGAAAAACTGTAATTAATGAAGCACATATTAATTTTTTCATGTATTCTCCTTTCCTCGGAAATCACAATTTGTTAGGAATTTTCTTAATACAATTCCTATCCACCACCAACATTTCTCTAGAATATTCTCCACGTATTCCAACCCAATATTCCACAATAATAA